AGCCGAGTGGCCTTATAGTTATTTGGATTTTTTCTTTACTTCTTCTTCTAATGTCTTTGCTTGTTCAGCGTGTAACTTAGAGGCTTTCTTTAAACCTTTTACTACTTTTTTAACTTTTGGTTTATCTACTAATGCACCTTTGTGAAAACCTCTAACAACACCTCTGTCCAAGTCTCTCAAAACATTTTCTGTTCTAGCTGCTGCTTTTAGTGACTCAGTTCTTTCTTTTCTTGAAGCACCTCTGTCTCTCATATCTTTCATTACTTTTTGAGTATTCTGTCTTGCCTTTTGTACTCTAGGAGACTCTTCTCTTATTGGTTTCGTTGCTGTTCTTGGTGCAGAACGTGAAGACCCTGAGTCTACTGTTGAAGGATCAAACCTTGTTTGACTTCCACCAAACTCTTCTGCTGGATCTATTCCCATGCCACCAAAACCGCTAGACGCTGGTGGGATAGGATCTTTTGATGACTGCACAAATGACTCAGAAGTTTCGTTTGTTTCATCTACGCCAGGGGTTGTTCTATCGCTTGCATCTTGCACATCTGGTGTATATGCCTTTGTCATTTTATCTAACTGCTTGTACAACGCATCAGTTTGTTCTGGGGTTCTAACTGCAGGTGCATTTGGATCGTTGCCTGTTATCTTACCCAGTAGAGTGGATATTAAACCTGGCTCGTCTGCATTTGCTATTTCAAGTAGCTTATCATAACGCCTTTTATCTACCTCACTTGTATAGGGATCATCTCTTCTACGCTCTATTTCTTTTTTAAGTTGTCTAGTTTCATTCCACATAGCAACTTTCATTGCACCACCAACTATAGCATTTAATGAACCTATGCCAGCAGCTAATACATTACCTTTCATGCTTTTCTGGTCTTCTACCATTTGAGCTAGCTCTTCCATAGTTAACTCTTTATAGTTAATAGGAGTTGGCGCTGGCATATCCATACCGCCGCCACCTGATCCACCAGAGTCAGAACCACCACTACCGCCTACTGGAGGAGTAGGAGCTACAACTGTACCCTCACCTTCTACAGGATAGTAACCTGCAGGTATTTCCATTTGTGGTACACCGTCTATAAAAGTAATAAATATTCTGTGACCAGCATCATTCATATACTCACGCATTTCTAGTAGCGGTCCTGTGCCATCGCCATAGTTAGCGTAAGCATTGTCCATATCAAAGCCACCCTTTTGATCAGGGGCATAGAAAGGCTCATTAAATTGATCTTCTCCACCTATAAGATTTGTATCTTCATCAGTAGCAAGTCCTCCCTCATCAAAGCCTAAGTCTTTTCTTAAGTTTTGAACAAATGCTTTATAAAAAGGTTGTTCTCTATAGCTATATGGAGTGTCTACCTGTCCTGCTCCTGATGGAGAACCATACTTACGTGCAGCACGTTCCATAGGGTTTCCACTAAAACCAAAGTCAAATTCAGCCTGACGGTCAGGTTTATCATCATCGTCTTTACGATCAAACAATTCTGCCATTCTTCTATAAATTGCTTCTGCTCTGTTTTTTGGTTTATTCTTTCTGGCTTGGACTCTAGCAGATATGGCTTCAGGTGAGTTGTCTTTTTTATCATCATCTCCAAAAGCTGCTGCCATTATCTCTGAATGTGTTTTACGTGGAGCAGTTCTTTTAGGAGGTTTTATATTTTTTGCTTGCTTTTCTATTCCTTCATAGTCCTTCATAGACGTACCACCCCTGTTCATTTGCACAGGGTCATCATCATCCATTACTTCTAAGTCTATCTCAGAAAGTTGTATATCCATTATACGGTCTTCTTCAGCATCATCCATAGGCTGTCCACCTATACGTCCATCTTCTGCCATTTGAGCGTAACCATTCTTAGCTTCAGCACGTAAGTCTTCAAATAGTTTTACACCATGAAAGTTTACTACATCAGCAGGAACAACTATCTCTCCCTCACTAAGCATAGTTGGTATGTCATCTCTTACATTTTCTGCTGTTGAACCCATTGGTATGTCATTACCTGACACAGGATCTTGTCCTATAGTATTGTCAGGTACATCACCAAAGTTCATTGCCATCTGTTCTTCAAGCGCCATTTACTGTCTCCCTCAATAGCTTGAGCTTTCTAAGCACGTCTATCGCACCTTGCTGTCTGTGTATAACATGTGGTTCATGTGCTGTTTCTAACGCACGTTGTCTTATATGTATTAGTTCATCTATGTGTTGTTGAAACTGTTCGTAACATTCTTTATCATTGACCAACTGCTTGAGGTGCATTGCCTGTAAATCCTTGTTCTTCAGGTAGTGGCGCTGTGCCTATACCTACTTGTGAACCTCCACCTCCAGTAGTATCTGCTACACTTTGTGGGCCTTGACCTTCAGGAGAAGCTACACCTTGCTCTGGTGTTGGTGCTGGTGCTTGAAAACCTTTTAGTATCTCAGCCTGTATAGCTGCATCGGCAATAGAGTTAGTTACCTTGTCAGGATCTAAATCCATGCTTTTTGCAATCTCACGTATAATATAATCCATCTTAGCAAAGGGTGCAAGTACTGGATTCTGTGCTACCTGTAAGAACTGCATCAAGCGTTGGCTACGTACTTCATTAGCCATAAGGCTTTCTGTACCTGACGCATGCACTTCTAGGTCACCCTTTATATCTTCATCAAAGTCAAACTGCATGTTAAATGCAAAGAATGCTTTACCTAAAGGACGGATAAGATAATCATCCACATTTTTAACAACGGTCCGAATACTACCATTAGCAGCAGACATAAGCATAGAGATTCCAGAAGCAGTACGCCCCACTCCTTGAACTCCTGTTTGACCATGTGCAAAAGATGGGAATCCAGTAGACTCATCTGCTAGTACTCTCGCTTTATCAAATAGTTGCATGTTCTCTTGTGCTACATTTGGAAACTTTGTACCAAAGATAGCTTGTCCTGGAGCGCCACCCTGTCTTCTAAATATCTTTCCAGGATATACAGATAGGTCTTGACCAGGAACTAAGTTAGTTTCATCTACTTCTATGATAAGATTACCAGACATTGCAGCATTGTCAATAGCCATTCTCATAAAGCCATTCATCAATGTCTGTGTATCATCCATGTTCTCAGCAATACCAACACCAAAGAATGAGTATGGATTATGCTCGTATGGCACAGCGTAGTAAGGTATACGTGTAGGCTTAAATGGGTTTAGTACAAAGCGTAGTACTTCACCGTTACTTACCCATACATTACAGTTTACCTCATCTAAGTCACTAAGCTCACTGGGTATATCTACACCATGTTCTTCTAGTAGTTTTGTGTCTACGTATCCCCAGAACTCTAATACTTCCCAACGCTCTGATTTTGGCTGGGTGTCATCGTCTTCCATAGTCATTTCCCAGTACTTCTGTGTATAGTCTGGGCCTTTGTCTATAGCGTTTTGCACACCATCATCCATAAAGTATGGACGTGACTTTAGCTTGCGTAGTTGTGTTCGTGACATCTTGTGTCTTTGTACAACATACTCTGCTTCATCCATATCCTTTGCTTCAGGGTCAGGGTAAAAATCCCATATAGAAACATGGTCACACTCTGGTACAGTTTTTACTATGGGGTCATACTCACCATCTTCATTCCAGTTAGGGTATTCTTTGTCTACAGCAAATGCACCCTTCATTACACCTGTACCTAGAAGTGCCATCTCGAATGCCATACTTCTTAGATGTGTAGTAGCTCCTGACTCTTGTAGCTGGTCATGGATTTTCTTTTCCATTTTCTTAGCTGCAACCATAGCAGGATGAAAAGTAACTGTTGTAGATGTAGTTCCATCACCCTCTATAATTTTTTCAGATACAGGCTCTAGTTTCTTATCCATACCACCTAGTCTTGCCTGAAGATCAATAAGAGTTTCTCCTGGCTTTAGTTCTGTATCACCATCTATCAGATACGGTCTTGGCTCTGGTGAACCCATAGCTGCACTAATAGCAGAAGTTGCTGCCTCTGCTCTAGGGTCTATATTTATATGTACAGATTCTGCTACACCGTCAGGTAACACAGTTGGATTTACAGATAAGGGAAACTTATTGTTGCCAAATAGAACGTCTACTATTTGACCATACGCTGCCAGTGTTTTTGTTTTTGTTACCTTTACAAAGATACGAGATTTTTCTGCGTCTGTAAATTGTACATCGCTGCTATACAATCCTCTATAGTTGCGATACGCTCTTAGCCATCTTTGTTCATCAGCATGCCTAGCATCTTCAGATCTTTTATATCTTTCTTTTACAAAACTGACTACACTTGCTTTTTCTTTAAATATAGAATCTAGTGCGCCCTCTGCTGCAACAACCTCTGTTGTTTCAAACATTTCTTCCTGTTCAGCCATCATAATCATCCTTGTTAAAACAATCTAGTTGTATATCGTAGAATGGATTGTTTCGAAACTTGTTCCAATTAGAAGCGTCTGCTAGTTTAAGACACTCTTCTTTTGTGTAAATTTCTTGTGATACATACTGATTGCCTGTATATACCCACTCAGTTCCAGTGTTTCCCCATATACTTATTACTAATACAAAAGCTTTCATCACTTACCTTTCCAAGGACCATTATCAAAATCATAGGTTTCTTGACATCTAGGACAACAATCAAACTTATCTGTATTATATATTATTGAACACTTAGGACAAGTTACTAACATCTTAATATCCAAATGTTGAATCGCTGGCTTGGAAGCCTGATCGTTGTTTTGCAGGATTGTAATCCCATATGCTGCTACGTGGTCTTGTCATTATACCATATCTTAATGCATCATACAAGTGGTCTTCTGCTTTTGTATCCACATCCTCTGGATTCTTTTTGTCCAGTGGTATGGCTGGTATCTGTGCAATAGTATTAACACAGTTGTCCATGAACACTAACATAGGCTTTTCTACAAACTCGTCTACCTTTAGTCGCCTATGTATTTCGTTTTTACCTGCTACACGTGACCCTCTTGACCTATCTGATGGCCTCCACCTGCAACCTTTCATGTTCATTTGTTCAGCTAGTGACGGACCAGTGTCACCACGCTTGTGCCATAACGAGCTATCTAGCACACCGTATCTCATTCCACCGTCTTCTACTTCTGCTTGCAATACTAAGTCTGCTAAATCAGAAGCAGTAACTTTAGAAACGTACAACTCTCTGTATACTATAAGTTGCTCATCAGGTGCCATAGTAAACCAAAGCACTCCAGTATAGCTACCATACCCATAATCACAAGCACGAAACCTCGTCCACGACTTAGGAATGTCGAAACGTTCGATGACGTGTTTCGTTCTGTCGAACTCTGGGAACGCTGCTCCTTCGTTGATGTCCCAGTTTCCTTCGAGGAGTTGCTTTCTTTGATGCTCTGGTAGTGATAGGAGCATGGCCTCATAGTCACCCTCTTCAGCGAGGTAGGGATTATCGAAGAGTGACGCAGGAATAAACCTACGCTTAAATAGAGGCTGACCTTCCTTGCTGTGTCCTTTAGGGAACTTAATAACTTTACTTGATTCAATGTCTGTGGCCCAGAAAGCTTGACCTGCAGGTGCAGGATCTATGAACATCTTTTTTACCCAAGCATGTCCAGCACCGCCTGGGTTTGTTGTAGCTCTCATGTAAAGCCCTAAATCTTTACCGTATGCGCTACGAAGACGTGACCTCATATAATCCCAAGCGTAAGGTGTAGGCCATTGAGTAAGTTCGTCAAATCCAATCCAGTTAAAAGCCTGTCCTTGGTAACGTGTGACATCGGTATCTTTATCCAGATACGACATCCATAACCGTCCACCTTTAGGAGCAATCCACTGAGACTTACGTTCTGACCATTTGATCCCTGGTACTGCACGTGGATATAACTCCTGCGACTTCTGTATTAGTTCCCTTAGTTCCTCAGTTGTGTGTCGTACAAGGAGTCCTGAGAAGTGAGGATTGTTTAAGCCGTGTAGTGGGTCTGCTAGCATGGCGTAAGACTTGCCACCACCTGCTGCCCCTCCGTACAATACTTCTCTCTCAGAAGAACTTAGAAAAGTTGTTTGTGGTCCCTCGTTAGGTTTGAATACAACTTCCTGTGCTTCTTCAACGTCATACTCAGGTGCTACTACCTGTGCTGGAATCTGGGGGGTTTCGATTTCCACAGGCTTCTGAGTATGCACCGACTCCTTGGGTTTCGAGCTTCTCGATTTCCGAGAGCGTTTCTTCGAGCCACTTGGCAAGCTTGCGTTTAGTGATAGATGCTTTTCTACGTCTTTGCTCAACTTCTATTCTCTTTTTTAGACCCATATGTGATATGTATCGGCCTGTTTCTTTACTCAGCCATTGTGCTACTGCTCTGTAACTATACTGTCTGAGGTGTTGTTTTGCAAGCTCTAAAGCTTCTAGCTCATGTTCTATGGGTACAAGTAATCTGTCATTGTCAGGATCTAGTTCGTAACCAAATGGTATTTTCTTAGTAAACCTGACAATCTTGTGCCATTGTTTGTTGTGCGTTTTAAGCGGCTTTGGTAATTGCCAAAAGCCTAACTCTCTTTGAGGTATTATTCGTTTTCACCTTCTTTTGGTGGTAAATAAAAAATGCCACCACCACTAGTGACATCTACCTTCTCTACTTTACCAAGACCTGCTCTATCAAGAACATCCTTGGCTGCTATCATTTTTTCTTTGATACCCAACTGAGTGGGATCTTGCAAAGCGCCCATAAGCGACACAGCAGCTTTCGGGGCAGTCCTAGCAAAGTAAGTCCTAGTTTTTTCAGCGATTTCATCTTTTAGTGCCTCCACTATAGCAGTTGTACTGGAGTTGTCGCCATACCCAGCTAACTTCTTAGCCTGTACAACGTCACCTCCAGCATCATCAAACAGTACGTCCAAGAACCTCTGTTGTCTTTCGGTTAGTGATCTTGCCATTGTGCTAACGTCTACCACCTCTAGCGCCGCCTTTGGCTCTGCCTTTTTTACGCATCTTTAGTGGGTTTGCAACTGTACCGAAGAATCCACCTCTAGCCATACCTTTTGGCTTGCGCTTCATGCCACCTACAGCCATGCCTTTCTTCTTCTTCATACCGCCTACGGCCATACCTTTTTTCTTCTTCTTAGCCATAGCACCTTTAGCCATACCTTTTTTCTTAGCCATACCACCGCCGTACATTTTACCTTTGCCATCAGCAGCGTAGAATGGAACTTTCTTACCATTCTTCATAACCATTTTAAGAGTGCCTTTAGCTGCTCCCTTCTTTTTCATAGCCATAGCACCTCTAGCCATTCCTTTTTTCTTCTTAGCCATTGCGCCTTTAGCCATGCCTTTCTTTTTCATCATAGCACCTTTAGCCATGCCTTTTTTCTTTTTAACCATTACGATTCATCCTCGCTGTAAAGATTGTTGAAAACTCGTTGCGTATCCCATACATAGTCTACGTTCTCTTTTGAGTTGTATATATTTTGATTTGGTCTAAAGTCTGGCGCACCTTGTCCAGTTTCAAACCAAGCTGGGTGAGTTACTCTCACTCTATTATTGGGTAACGCAACCATGTTACCAGTATATTCTCCTGCATCTAATAGCTCCAACACGTGTGATTGTTTGTGTTGTGCAGGATCATCTGCTACTTCATTATCTGTATAGTCTACAGTAAAGTAATACTTAGCTGGGTAGAACTCACCGTCTACTTTGGCTATCCA